CCTGATTCAATCGGCGAATCGTTTTCATCCCAACCCATGAGGTATGCCGGAGTTGTTTTTAATGCTTCTGCAAGAGGCGCTATTACAGATACGGGAAAATTCTCTATAGCGTCAGATTCATACCTAGACGGTTGCTCTGTTCTTTCCGAGTTTTTCAGCCAGAGACTCCACAGAATAGCCCAGTTCAATACGACGATCGTGTATTCTTTTCCCAATTGAGGAAGTGTCACCCATTGATCTCCCCTCCCTTCGCAACGATGTTACCATAGTTTTCGCATATTTGCAATATGCTTTGCGTTTTTTGTTTAACTTTTTCGCATATTGTGAGAAAAGGGGTTGACTGTCGCAAAATTTAGTGTTACATTGTGACTGTCGCATGAGGCGCGAATTTTTAGAAGGGAGGGAACGCAATGACAGCGGTGAATTCCAATAAGCTGAAGGCGAAGATAGTCGAAAATGGTATGAATGTATCTGAACTTGCAGCAATGATCGGAATGGATAAAGCAACGCTTTACCGAAAAATCGCGAACGGTGGTGAGTCGATGACGGTGAAGGATGCTAATGCCATCGTCCGCGCTCTGAAACTCACCTCGACGGACGCGATTGCTATTTTTTTTAGCCAGCTTGTCGCATGATATGCGAATTTTGGGAGGAGGACTGTAAATGCCAAGGGTCAGGCCGTTGACCGAGACGGCGCGCAAGGCCGAGGCAGAGCAGAACCAGCGTCAGCGTGTGGTCCGAATCATAAGCGCGGCAACGGAGGCCCACGGGTTCGACCGCCAAACGCTGGCGAAAATGTCCGGCATAGACGTTCAGGCGCTCAATCGACGGATGCGCTGCGAGTCAGACTTCCGGATGCCGGAGCTGTGTAATATCTCTGACGCCCTCAGCCTTGACGGTCAAAGCAGAGCCGCCCTTTGCGGCTCAAAAGAAAAATGCCGGTTTGAAACCGGCTACCGCGTCGGTGCAAGCGGCGCATGAAAGGAGGACACATGATCGTGAAAGAAAAAGAGAAGCCGCCTTCGGTGTGCAAGACCGAAGACGGCGGTGGAGAAACCCTAAACACGATTACCCGTGAATCAAGATACCATCCCGCACAGAATTTGTCAAGCGGAGGTTCCACGGGTAATCAGCTCACGGACCTCCGCGTTTCTCATTCCCTCGCGGCCCGGGACATGGCCGAGACCGTGCAGGGCATTTATCCCCGGTTTGACCGGTATCTCTTATCCAAGTGTGAGGCCGGCGATCAGTACGGCATCGAACTCCGGCGCGACGCCCTCAAACGTCTCTACATGAAATATGCGCCCGAGGCCTGGGCGAAACGTCGGAGCAGAGATCGCCACCGGCGCCAGCGGTGCATCAAGTGTCGGCTCGACGAGGACATTTATCAAAAGCTCATGGCCATCATCCATGAGGACGGTTTCGATACCGTTCAGGACTGGCTCGAAAGTCAGGTAAACGTACTCGTCGCCATGCGGAACAGGAGGCGCGAATGAGGCTGATCCCGGATGATCCCATCGTGGCCTGTATCGAGAGGACGGGCTACCCGCCCTGGATGCAGGACGATGACCTTGACGTAGATGATCTCTGCGAAGAGGAGGACGACGATGGGACGACTGATTGATCTGACCGGAAAGACGTTTGGAAAGCTGCGTGTTATCGAGCGCGTCGGCAGCGAAACGAGAGATGGTCAAGTCCGCCCGACATGGCTCTGCGAATGCAGGTGCGGAAATCAGACCGTCGTGATCGGCGCAAACCTCCGCTCAGGCGCTACCCGAAGCTGCGGCTGCCTCCGGCGCGAAACGGCCAGCAGGAAAAGCGGAAAGGGGGTGAGTTCGGAATGATCCACGAAACCATCATCCTTTCTCAGAAAGGATTCGGCCTTTACGATCTGGAGATCAAGGATGAGCACGGCGTGAGAATCCTCATTGAGGAAAACATCACCATGAAGCGGGCGATCCGCGTGATCGAGGCCCGCGATTCCCGGCAAAGCGATTCCATGCGTTGACCATAAAATCCGCTCTATGAGCGTTAATTGAAAGGAGAAACATTATGATCGTTACCCCTGAGAACATGAGCTTCGACGGTAAGAAGTTCAGTATGATCATCTACGGCAGCCCCGGCATTGGCAAGACCACGCTCGCGTCCTCTGCGCCCGATCCCGTCATCGTCGACTTTGACCGCGGCATGAGCCGTGTCCGCTCCCAGCATCGCAAGCCCGCCATCTTCTGCGACACCTACGAAGAAGTACTGGAAGACCTCGCATCCCCGGAGATGAAGCAGTTTCAGACCGTCGTGGTCGATACCGGAGGCTCGTTCATTACCTATCTGCAGGACTGGGCCATGCGCGCCGATCCCAAAGTCAACTGCCAGAAGAACGGCGCCATTTCCCTCAAAGGCTTCGGCGCGGTGAAGCTGGAGTTCATTCGCTTCACCAACTACGTCAAGGACACCCTCAACAAAAACCTTATCTACGTCTTCCACTCCATCGAACAGAGCGACAAGGACGGAAACATTCAGGTTCGCCTCATGTGCGAGGGCGCAGCCAAAAATATCGTCTGGACGCCCTGCGATTTCGGTGGCTATCTCCAGATGATCGGCGACCGCCGCGATATCTGCTTCACTCCTGAACAGGAGTTCTTTGCCAAGGGATGCCACGGCATCAAGGGCCATATCCGGGTGCCCGAACTTGGCACGGAGAACACCAATGATTTCATCGCCAGGCTGTTCGATCAGGCCAAGGCCAACATCGCCGCCGAAGCTGCGGACTTTGCCCCACAGCGTGAGCAGTACGACCGCGTGATGGAAACCGTGCATCAGATCCTCGATACCGTCAAGGATGCAGAGACCGCGAACCGGGCGCTGAAGGACATCCCCAATCTCGCCCACGCGCTGACCAGCAAGAAAGAATCCTCGGCCATGCTCAGCGAATGCGCCAAGAGCATCGGCCTGGTCTACAGCAAGAGCGCCGGGGGCTTTGTCCCCAAGGAGGAAAAGGAGGCGTAAACCATGGCCCGCTACATGATAACGCAGTCCTTGTTAAGCTCATGGCTCTACATCTTCGATTGTTGGGAAGGGCAAGAAGAGAGTGCGATGGATTCTTTCCTTCGTGCCCTTCGGAAAGAGCCGGAGGAGCTTGACGAGGAGCGCCAGCAGATCATCCAGAACGGTATTGATTTCGAGCAGGCGGTCTATGCCGAGGCGTCTGGTCAGCTCCGCGAGCCGCATCCGAAATGGGAGCGCGGTATCTGCGAGATCGCCTCATTCCTCAAGGACGCACAGTTCCAGGTTAAGGTCTGGCGTGAGATCAAGGTCGCCGGCATGACCTTCCTGGTCTATGGAATCCTGGACGCGCTCTGCGCCGGGGTGATCTCCGACGTCAAGTTCAAGAACAAATCCTTTGGCTCCCTGGATCTCGCCGGGAATTACCTCAACAGCCCGCAGCATCCGCTTTATTTCTTCATGGTCCCGGAGGCCCGGCTTTTCCGATACATGGTCTCGGACGGGCAGGACCTCTACATCGAGCAGTATGAGCCGGAGGACTGCATCACGGCCGGCGAACTGATCCTGCATTTCATCCAGTTCCTCAAGGCAAATAACCTGCTGGAAACCTATATGCAATACTGGCAGGCGCGGTCATGAAGGGCAGGATAATAGATTTCAGCATGAGTTTCGGCGGCAAGCAGCGCGTCACGCTGGAGCTCGACACCGACTTCCGCGAGGGCTATGAGGCCCTCAAGGATGCGGTGCTGGAGATCGTAATCAAGAAATGGCGGGCGAAGCGAAGCAAGGACGCAAACGCCTATTTCCACTTGCTCGTGAATGAGATCGCCGCCGCCCGGGGGCTGTCCGACGATCAGGTAAAGATTGATCTTGTCACCCAGTACGGCACCTATGCCCGCGACGATGACGGCATGATCGTCGGATTCAAACTCCCGGCCTCGGTCGATGTGAGCACGATTTACCCGTACACCAGAATGTACAAGGAGGTTGAGGAAAACGGAAAACTCTTCAAGTGCTACCTGGTCTATAAGCAGACGCGCCTTATGGATACCAAAGAGTTTTCTCACCTGATCGACGGCGCCGTACAGGTGGCGCAGGAATTAAATATCGACACCGACACGCCCGACCGGGCTGCCTGGTGGGAAAGATTGAAAGGAGAACAATCATGAACGACAACAAATCCAACATCCCGGAAGTAACCCTCGAATGCGGCTTTGAGCCCTGTGACTGCTGTGACTGCGATACCGTTACCATCCCCCGCAGCGAGTACGACGCCCTGATCGCCGCAAAGATGGCGAACGATCTGATTCTCGCCGCATCTGATAAGACCGGTTACGGCGGTGCAGACATTATCAAGGGCCTGTTTAAGCTCGATAATTACAGGCGCGCCCTGACGGAATCGGAAGACCGTATTGCCAGCATGACGCGCGAAAACGAGGAGCATGTTGGCAAACTCCTTGCTGAGATCTCCTCTCTGACCGACAAACTCAACGCCCTGCTGGCCAAGCGCGCCGACAACACGCCGGAGGACAAGCCTGATGCTTAATCACATCGTCATCCATGGCCGCCTGACCCGCGATCCCGAACTGCGCTACACCAACAACAGCACCCCCGTAGCTTCTTTTACGGTCGCCGTTGACCGGGACTATGCCGGGGAGGGGCAGCAGAAGGAAACGGATTTCATCGACTGCGTAGCATGGAGGGCGACCGGCGAGTTCGTCAATAAATACTTCCTCAAAGGCAGTCTGATCGTCGTCTCCGGCCGGCTCCAGTCCCGCAAGTGGACGGACAAGGAGGGTAACAAGCGCGTGAGCTGGGAGATCAACGCCAACAACGTCTACTTCGGCGGCAGCAAGAGCGACAACCAGGGCGCTGCGTCTTCGCAGCAGTCCGGCTATGGCGCTGCGCCCGCGCAGCAGGGAGCCTATCAGCAGCCGCGCACCACGGGAGGCGCTGTCAATGCTTACCCCGGCCCGGAGTTCCAGGAGCTCGACGACGGAGACGGAGAACTACCGTTCTGATCGGAGGTAGCCTATGGCAACAGGCAAACGGTACTACTGGATCAAGCTCAAAGAGGCGTTTATGACCTCAGATGCCGTTGATTTCCTCATGGGCCAGCCGGACGGCGCCAACTACGTTGTCCTGTACCAGATGCTCTGTCTCAAGACCATCAACACGGGCGGCAAACTGGAACGCCACATCGGAGAGGTCATCATCCCCTACGACGAGGCGAAGATCCAGCGTGACTGCAAGTGGTTTCCCATTGATACCGTCCGTGTTGCTCTGAATCTCTATAAAGCCCTCGGCCTCGTCTATCAGGATCGTGATGGAGTCCTCGCCCTTGCCGACTATGACAATCTTGTTGGCAGCGAGACAGACTATGCGGCCAAAAATCGCCGCATCCGAGCAAGTCAGCAAGCCTTGTCAGATGGACACAATGTGTCCGATGGTGTGTCCGAAAATGTGTCCACAGATATAGAGACAGATATTAGAGATCAGATATCAGAGAAAGAGAGCAGAGATCAGAGTACAGAGAAAGAGGATGGAGCACTTTCTGACGAAAGTGCTTGTCGCCCGCAAGACGTGCGACAAGTCTTTGATGCTTGGCAGAGCCTCGGTATCCAGAAGCTCCGGAAATGCCCGGATGCTGGGACAGTCACGGGAAAGATGCTCCGCGCTCGTATAAAGGACTACGGCATCGGCTCTGTTCTGGAGGCCGTGGAGATCGTCCGGGCCAGTGATTTTCTCATGGGCAAGGTCAAGGACTTCCAGATCACGTTCGACTGGTTTGTGAAGCCGAACAACTTTCTGAACATCGTGAACGGGAAGTATGACAACCGTGATCGTGAGCAGGACACGCGGCGCGGCCGGGAGATGAAGGAGACCTACGGCACAATCGAAAGGTGGGCTGACCAGTATGCCAATGACGGTGAATGAGTTTAAGAAGATCACAAAGGGCATCACGACGGCCTTCCCCTGGGCGAATCTCTTTCCGAATCCCGAGGCTGTGGAAATCTGGTATCGCAAACTCGGCGACATCCCCTATGAGGTCATGACCGCGGTGGTCAATCGGTGGATCGAGACAAAGACGCAGCCGCCGACAATCGCGGCGCTCCGGCAGGAGGCGGATATCGTTGTGAACGGTCTGCCTCCGACCTGGGGCGACGGATGGGCTCAGGTACATAAGGCAATCGGGAGATATGGGTATATGCGGGGCGACGAGGCCATATCCACCATGGACGAACTCACCGCCGAGACCGTGCGGCGGATCGGCTGGCAGCAGATTTGTGAAAGCGAGAATCCGGACACGATGCGGGCACAGTTCCGACAGGTCTATGAATCTCTGGCCAGCAGGATGCAGGAGACCCGGCTGATTACTGCCGGGACGCAGGAAAGATTGAACGCGGTGAGGGCGGTGCCGCAGATCGCCGCCCTTTCCGACAAATTGAGAATGCCCGAACCGGGCGGCGACAAAAAGGAGGACACTCAATGAGATCATATCCTATCCCTGCCGTGAGGAGCGAAGGGAATCAGTATTTCTTCATCAACAGCGACCGCGGAGATCTCCGCCGCACCATCAAGGACTGGGGCTCCCGCTTCTTCCGCAAGAACGGTATCGCGCTTGCCGTCGCCGTCCTCGCCTTTGTCTGGACGTTCTCGGTGAGCCAGTATTCCGCACACCTTGCCAGGAAAGAGACGGAAGCCAGACTCTCCGCTCAGTACGCCGCCGAGTTTGAGGCGAGGATGGAGGCCTACATAGCCCAGCAGGAGGCTATCGAGCGCGTCCTCGGTGACGGTTCCATGCAGGCCCAGATCGAGCGGGAGGCCGACGCTGCGGCCCGTGCGATCGGCACCATGGCCACGAAGCGCATGAAACTCTCAATGCTCTGGAACATGCTTGTCCGCGTGGACAATCCCCTCTATCCGAACACGCTGGAGGAAGTGATCGCGCAGCCGCAGCAATGGATGTTCTATGACGAGTCAAACCCTATCCGCGCCGATGACAAGGAGCTCGCGCTTGAGCAAATCAAGCTCTGGCATGAGGGCCGGTACCCGGCAGGGCTGAGCGTCGATTTCGTCTACGGCGAGTGGAGCAGCAACGATTATGTCCTCCGCGACCGCTGGGAGAAGAACAGCCGGACGCAATACTGGCGCTTCCCGGAATGACGGCGATCTGAGGGGAGGCGGCAGCACATGGGAAAAGCAGCGCGAGCGGTCCAAACCGGCGTCCAGGCGGAATTTATGAAGAAATTCGAGAGCCTATCCGGGCGCTACTCCGTTCGACAGATCTGGGAAGATTGGGTAGTCATGTACTCCTGCGCCATATCAAACACAGTCGATAAGGTCCATGCCGAGGAACGCGAGAAGCAGTACATGCAGCGGGCGCAGAAGTACAGCAAGAAGGAACTGCAAGTCTTCGCAGAGCTGTGCGCCGATATGGTGGAGGCGCTGGAAATCCACCCGAATCAAGACTTTCTCGGCGAAATGTACATGGCCGTTGGAATGGGATGCGACAGCGCAGGCCAGTTTTTCACGCCCTACGATGTATGTCGGTGCATGGCGGAGATCACAACCAATGCGGATTATCTGCGTGAGCAGATCAATCAGCGCGGGTGGGTTTCTGTCAGCGATCCGACGTGCGGGGCGGGCGCCCTGCTGGTTGCCTTTGCCAATGTGTGCCGGTCATTGGAGATCAACTATCAGACCTCCGTGCTGTTCGTAGCGCAGGACATTGATTTCCTTGTCGGCTGCATGTGCTATCTGCAACTGAGTCTGCTCGGCTGCCCCGGCTATGTGGTGATCGACAATTCACTGACCAAGCCCAGCACATCCTATGACGACCGCGGCCTGATCCCGAGAGACGACGGAAACGTGTGGTACACGCCTTTCTTCTTCCGGGAGGAATGGCACATAAGGCGGCTGGCCGCGCAGATGGCGCTCTTCTTCAGCCGCCTCCCGTCGATACCCGAGGACGATGAATCGCCTGTGATTGCCGAATCTGCCCCGTTGCAACGGCCACCCGTGGAAGATGACCCGCCGCCACCTGTTGTTATATCCCCTGAGCCTGAACCGCCAGCAGAGGCCGAGGAAACGGCCTACAACGAAAACAAATTCGGACAGCTCACATTTTTCTGAAAGGAGAAAGCATTATGGCAGAGCTCCCACCGCTCCCGGCACCGAAAGCGGAAAACCAAGCTCGGGGTAAGAAGAATAGAGCCGAGGGAAAAGCCTTTGAGACTCTTTTGGACAAGTCCTTTGATTATGCCAACGGAAAGGGGTTTTGCCAGATAGACAAGACCCCTGAGCCTATGCGGATTCTCAAACGGATGCCAGGAGGAAAGTTTCTCGCCTGTTTCCTCAAAAAAGCACAGCCAGACTATAAGGGCTGCATCTACGGCGGCCGCACGGTGATGTATGAGGCAAAGTATACCTCTCAGGACAGAGCGGCGCAGTCCATCGTGAACGACGCGCAGACCGAGTATCTGGATAAAGCCAGCGCCCTCGGCGCCCGGTGCTTTATTCTTCTCGGATTTGCGGCAGGAGGCGTCTATTGCATCCCCTGGGATGTATGGACAGACATGAAAGGGTCTTTTGGCAGGAAGTATGTGACCGAGGCTGATCTTGGAAAGTATCGCGTCTCGCCGTCATGGAATGACCGCCTGATGATACCTGTGTAACGAAAGGAGATTTATGAGCAGAGAATGCAAAAACTGCGACTACTACGAAGGCCGCAACTATGATGACGGAACCATAGAATGTAGCTATGTAGGCGGATATGAGTGCTGCCCGTTCAACGATACCGCCCCGTCAAAAGAGGACAAAACTCATATCATCATTGATGCCGAGTATTTCGCAGAGTATATCCGCAACACCTTGAAAAACACGTTTCGCGGTGAGGCTCGCGTAATCGCTGAACGTGAGATCAAGAGCATTGTAAAGGCCGAATACGAATCCTGCATTAAGAAGATCACTCAGGAGATGGTCTATAAGATCGTAGAGCAGCAGGTGTCCGAATTTATGGCCGGAGAGATTACGGTCGGTGGTGGATGGGCAGAACCGCCCCGCACTCTTTCCCGCGAGGCCTATATGTCCGAGCTTGTCGAGAAGAAACTTGGAGAGGTTTTTAAGAACGACACGATCGTTCAGCAGGCGAAGAAGGCTGCCGAGGAAGCTATCACAACCTTTACCCGCAAAATGCGGGATGAAATCAATGCGGGCATCAAAACGAATTTTGATGCCACTATGCGCAAGACCCTCACAGACAACGTCGTGAGCATGCTCATGGCAAACGAAACCTATGCCCGTCTGGCAAGTAGCATGGGCCGCATGCTGCCGGACACGAAATAACGAAAGGAGTACATACCAATGAGCGAAATCAGCAAATACGAAGAACAGAAAAAGAAAATGGATGGGCTGTGTGAGGAGCACGATCTTACCTATCGTTTCCGCAAAGACGCCTATCCTATCACGCTTACCCTGCGTCCCACTCAGGGGACCGGCGTCCAGCTCTCCATGCTGGAAGAAGCCAACGGCGAGAACTACATCAGCCCCGACGCCTCGCTGAAGCTGATCTTTGCCAACGGCGAGTTGACGTCCACCGTGAGCGGCGGCACCTTCACGATCTCCAAAACGCTGCGCACCAAGATTGAGAACATCTTCCTCAAGATGATCGCTTTCTGGCAGCAGTATTTCTTCCGGGATGTGATTCAGAACGGCTCTCTGCGCAAGGGCACCATGCCCGTCATTGACGAGGATGAAGTCGACGATGATGAAGAGCCGGAAGAAGAGGGCGACGAGGCGGAGGATGATGTCGGCGAGCTGGATGAGGAAGATGAGCTCCCGGACGATTCCGGCGAAGATCCGGAAGAGGACATAATCACCGCGGCTACGCTCCTGGTGAGGACGGAGAACAAAGCATCCATAAGGCTGCTGCAGAGTCATTTGAAGCTCAAGGCGTCAAAGGCTGCCCGCGTGATGGACGAGCTGGAGAAGCGCGGCGTGGTCGGTCCTTTCAGCGCAGGCGGCAAGCGTGAAGTGCTCCCGTTCGACCAGCCGGAGGATTAAGCCATGGCGGAGATCGTAATGATTCCCCTTGACCATCTCCATCCGCACCCGGACAATCCCCGAAAAAACCTCGGGGATCTGTCCGAGCTGGTAGAGAGCATCAAGGCCAAGGGTGTCCTGCAAAACCTGACTGTCGTGCCGTACTTCTCCAAAGTCCAGAACCGGGTCATGGACGGCGTTTATACCATCCTGATCGGACACCGGCGCGCGAGTGCCGCAAAACTGGCCGGACTCACGGAGCTGCCCTGCTCCATCGTGGATATGAGCTACGAGGATCAGATCGCCACGATGCTCGTGGAGAACATGCAGCGTTCAGACCTGACCGTGTGGGAAGAGGGAAAGGGCGTCCAGATGATGCTCAACCTCGGCAAGTCCGTGAAGGACATCTCCGAAATGACCGGCTTTTCCGAGACGAAGATCCGGCAGCGGGAAAAGATCGCCCACTATGACGAGTGGAAGGTCAAGAAGGGCCTCGAGCGCGGCGCCACGCTTTTCGACTTCGCCGAGCTGGACAAGATTGAGGATGATGAAACCAGGGAAAAGCTCCTCGGTGTGATCGGGACGTCGGACTGGAAGAATGAGCTGGCCTATGCAAAAAAGCGGCAGAAGGAAAAAGCCATGAAAGACGCATGGTTCGATCAGGTCAGCAAATGGGCCACGCGCGTTGATGAGGTCACCCAGGGCTATCCAAATGCAAAGGCAATACTGGACGGGCGCGAAATTCTGGTCAGCTTCCACAGAACGCTTAACGTCTACAGCCAGAAAAGCGAGGCGGTGGAAGTGCCGGACGATCTGGCGACCGCTCATTACTACTTCACCCGGAGAGATGACGGGGATATCTCCATCTATCGCGCCGTGTCCGAGGCCGAGCAGAGAGCAGGCGAGGCGGAGGAGGCAGCCCGGCGAGAGCGGCAGGAGCGCTCCAACGCAAAGCAGGCGCAGTTCAAGGAGATCACCGAGCGCCACCGTCAGCTCCGCTTTGATTTCGTGAAGAGCTTCAATCAGTTCCAGAAGCGGGACGCCAATGTGTGGGAGTTCGTGATTGAGGCCATGATCGACGCCCAACGCAACGGTGGCGGCTATTATGCGAATAATAGCATCCGGCAGCTTTCCGAGATTCTGGATGTGAAGCTCACCAACCCGCGCGGTGATTCCTACGAAGCGCTGGACTATCACGAATTTCTCTCCCGCAAGCTGGAGAAGCCTGAACAGACCGCTCTCCTGACCGCCATGTGGATCATGGATCGCGGGCAGTATTGGCAGACAAAATGGAACGGTAGCTGCTATATCTGCATCCCGGCCCCCTGTGAGAGGCTGGATCAGCTGTACCGGCTCCTCGACACGCTGGGCTACCAGCGCAGCACCGAGGAAAACGAAATGCGTAGCGGCACCCATAAGCTGTTTGACAAGGAGGATTCCGATGGCTGACAGATGCAGTTCCTGCGGCGCGCCGCTTGTATGGATTCCCACGAAAAACGGAAAGCGGATGCCGTGCAATGCGGGCCTGATCCCATACAAGGCAAACCCGGAGGGCAAGCAGTTCCTGGTCACAGATACGGGAGATGTAGTCCGCTCCGACGTTGCCTTTGACGGTCCGCCCACCGGCTTTGCACGGATCTCTCACTTTGCCACCTGCCCGTACTCCAAACAGCACCGCAAGAGGAAATAGCCATGGATGAGCACCGTTGTTGGTTATGTGGCCGAAACGGTGTCAGAGACCATCTTGACATCCATCACGTTTTCAATGGGGCGCTGAAAAAGAAATCCGAGAAGTACGGCCTTCTGGTCTATCTGTGTCACAACAGATGCCATGAGAGCGGCCCGAAGGCCGTACACAGGAATCCGGAAACCAGGCGCCAGCTCTGTCAATGGGCGCAGCGCAAGGCTATGGAGGAAAACGGCTGGACGATGGAGGACTGGCACCGAGAGTTCGGAAAAAACTGGTTAGATGAGGAGGAAAGCAGTTGAAGAATAACAGTGATCTGCCGTTTCCATGCGCAATGCAGGTATTTAATGACCGCAAGCAGATATATGTCTGGGGCAGGCCTGCGGTCACCTGTGGGCACAAAGAGTGTTACCGCTGCGCGTGGAATCATGAGGAGGCGCAGCGCCGCGCACAGATTCCGCTGACGCTTTGCCCGGACGGCCTGCGCCGCAAGATCATCCCTCCAAAGCCCAAGTATGGCGAGAGCGAGGAAGGGCCGGAGGAAGAACAGGAGGATTCCGATAATGAATAAGATTGCCGAGATCATGAGCACGCCCAGCCTCGTCCTGATGGGTGTATGCCTGATCGTTGCCGCCGTTCTTGTTGGCTTCATAATCGCGCAGGTCCGAAAGGACGAGCGCTTTGATGAGGATGAAAACATTGGGCCGTGCTGCCGGTACTGTGCGTATTGGTTCTCTGAGCACCGCTGCGATCGGGGCGTGTGCGAAAAGAAATCCACAAAAGCAAACGCCTGCTACACAGCACCTACATATTTTTGTAGCGATTACGACGGGTTTATCCCGTGGAAGGAGGATCAGGAGCATGGATAAGATTGTGACGCTCTGTTCACAATGCTCGGAGCTTATGAAGAGCGGCTTCACCGTCAAGAAGGTCACCAATGCCACGACGGAGCTCGGCAAGCGCTGCGAGCAATGCGGGATGAAAGGATCATCCTATGTCCTCGCCCGGTACATGATCACGAAGAAAGGCCGGTGATTTCAATGCCGATTGTTGATGCTTCGCCGCCTAAGTATTCCATTGCCGATCTCCAATGGAAAGGGGTACGCGAGGGACAGGCTGTGCCAACGGGTACATTCAGCCGGAGTGCAAACGGAAAAATGAAGCCGGATATGCGTTATTCAGAGTATGTCCAAACAGCCGGGGCCGGGCGCCTGGAGATCAGCGAGTGGTTCCGGCTCATGGAAGACGCGATCATCCGGGAGGGTAAAACCGCAGAACTTGAGGCGTGCATAAAAGAAGCTCGCGGGCTTGCCTGGCTGCACACCGAGAAGCAGGTCCGCGAATACGCCCTTGAGCTTATGCAATACCGGTGCCGGAAAGAGGAGGAGAGCGCTGAATGAAACACGCCGATCGGGAATATTCCCTAACGATAAACGGCAATCAGCTTGAGATTGTCAAAACCGCGCTTGAATGGTTCTTCCGGCTGCAGATGGGCCAATTCTTCGACTATTGCACCGAGATCGCCCACAACGGCTATGTCTACGATCGGAGCAACCCGGATAATGACAGGCTATTTGAAGAGTACATTTGGCGGCGGAACGAAAGCCAGGAAAAGTTCAACGAGGCCTATCGCGTCGCATGTCCGAGAGTATGCAGCACGACCGAGGATATGAACATCGCCATCGATATATGGCAGGAAATTCGCTATTTCCTCTGGAAAGAGCGCCCGGAGCCGAAACCGCATGACACTGTTGATTCCCGGCAGCCCCTGCACCGATCAAGCGAACCGCCAATACAAATCAGGAGGTCAGATCATGACACCGAACGAGAAAAAGATTCAGGAGCAGCAGCGAGAAATTGCGCAGCTCAAAACCGAAAATGAGCGGCTGGAGAAGCAGCACACACTTGAGCTCTCCGAGCTTATCCGATTGCGCCGCATGTTTGAGGCTGAGAGGGGCGGCATCCTCTCCGGCCGGAAGATTGCCGAAGAAGTGCGCACGGGCCGCATTGCGATCACCGATTTCAGCGAACGCCGCGTTAATCCCAACAGCTACAATGTACGTCTGCATAATGAACTGCTGGTCTATGACACGGACCGCTTTGACGCCGAGAAGGGCGAAATGCACCTAACCAGCTACGGCCCGCTCGACATGAAAAGGAATAACCCTTTCCGTACCATCAAAATCCCGGAAAGCGGACTCGTCCTTCAGCCGAACAGACTTTATCTTGGCCAGACAATGGAACACACGCGCACCGACTGCTATGTGCCGATTTTTGACGGGCGCTCCTCTGTCGGTCGGCTCGGTATCAACGTCCACGCAACCGCCGGTTTCGGCGACGTCGGATTTATCGGTTTTTGGACGCTGGAAATCTCCTGCGTCCAGCCCGTCATCATCTACCCCGGCGTGGAGATCGGACAGCTCTACTATCAGACCATCGTGGGCGAGTACGACAGATACAAGAGCGGGAAATACAATAACAACAGCGGGGTGCAGCCAAGCAGGATGTACCGTGATTTTGAGCAGAAGGAGGTTACATCGTGAGCACAGTTGCTTTCACCGTCGAACGCATCAAGGCCATTGCTTTCAACGCGCTCTCTGACGAGACCGTGCCGGATGATGTTCTGGCACAGAATTACAGAGGGATGAACCTTTTGATCTCTCGCCTCGAAGCTGAGTCAAAGAGCGTAGCTGATCTGCCGGTAGTTGACACCCCCCCATCTGCGCCGGAGCGTCCGGCGACAAAGCCGAAGAAGGACGCGTCGCCCTTTTCTGGCTATGGCGCGAAGCTGAAAAAGCAGACTTTCGAGCGTTTGCAGCAGGCCAGAAAGAAAGGTGTGACCGTTCAGCAGATTGCCGCAAAAGGAAAGGATCTGCAGGAGAACGAAATCTATTCCGCCCTCAACGCCGGGAAGATCACCTTTGAACGCTGGGAAGTCATCGCCGCCGCGCTGGATGCGCTGGATAAGGAGGCCGACAATGGGTAAGCAGAGCGCCGTCATGGTGCTGGCAAACCGGATGGCCGATAAACTCGTCGCCGAGCAGACGCGGGCGCGGCTGATGATGGGATTTGACGCCGCGATCATTGCCGCGCATGAGGTTTTCCAGCTCGGTCCCGGCCGCGCCGCCGCCTTTGCCAACGCCTATAATGATGCCATGGAGCAGCTCGCCACGCTCTATGTGGACGACCGCGAAGAGAACAAGGACAAAAAGATCGACTATGCCAAAGGCACGCGGGACACCCTGATCAAAAAGATCGTCGGCCCGGAGAACTTCGTCCCCTTCGATAAGGCCTATGGAGAGGCCTACATGGACGAGTTGAAAAGATTCCGCATACTTAACGGATTGGAGGAACAGAAGTGAACGACTACACCGAACTGGTAAAGCACTTGCGGGCGTATTCCTCAGCCCGCAAGGGCGAGATCGCGGCCCTGACGTGCGAGGCCGCGGACGCCATTGAAACGCTCCTGTCAACGCTGGATGAGTACCAGCGCTGCATGACAGGCCGGATGCCGAGGGAGGGTAGATAATGTACTGGACGCCGATGTATAAGGAATTTCCGCCGATGGGCGTTCCGCTCATGGTTACGGTTGAACGGAAAATCTCCGAAGGCCCGCGCAAGGTTGTCCTCGGCCCCGTGTACCGGATGCAGGAGACGAAAAGCGGAGAGATCGGTTTTTTTGAGTATGCCAGTGAGGACAGGCGGATCGGCCCGGAATACTTCCAGGTCGTCGCATGGGCGGAATGGCCCATACCATGGACAGGAGACGATACATGATGGAAAAGAGATTCAAAGACCACAGCTTTTTCCCGCATCCCTATGAAGTGGATTTCGGGGCGGGCGTCCAGGAACGGACAGAGCGCAAAAACCACGGTGAGACCTTCATCTACCCGGAAGAGCTGATCGACAAAACATGCGGCGGCTGCGTCCGCTTCACGAGCAACAACGACGGCTTCAGTCACGGAGATTGCGACATCAACGCCTATCATTGCTCCATGCGCGGCTGGAAGCTGCCGATTCATGCAGAAGATAAGGCATGCGTTGATTACTGGGACCGTGCCGAACATGAACGCTCGGAGCGTGAGCACGAGGACGCCATCGAGCGCCAGCGCGAGGAACTGTGGGCGATCTACGCAAACAAGGAACCGGTCAAACTCCCGATCGTCAACGACGGCTACGGGGTAATCCCCAAATGCCCGGTGTGCGGGGAGATGCCCTACGACACAGAGCAGTGCCATTGGTGCGGTCAGCGCTTCATCCAGGATGAGGAGCTTGCCGAGTACACAAAACCTGAGACCAGGCCGTACAAGTGCCGGACTTGCGGGACGCTCGGCGAGCTGTTTATCAGTAAATATAACGGGCACAAATCGTTCCGCTGCAAAAAATGTGGCGCGGCGTTCATGGAATAACGGGAGGATTGAACATGGGAATCGCAATAGGCGAACTTCACGGTGACCTCAACATTGAGGTCACCGGCAGGACAAAGCCCCGCAAAAAAGAGACGGACTGTATGACGTGCAAGTATGCTTATGTTACGCCGAAGGGCAGCGTCACGAAGCTGACCCGGCCAGACGGCAGCGTCTCCATTCAGGTTGGCCCGTCTGCAATGTGTATGGACACGACGAAAACCAAAAATATTGACATGCGCAACGGCGACTTCATTTGCAGCGCATGGGAGCCGCGGGAGGAAAAGTGATGGAAGATTTAATCAGACGCGAGGCGGCGCAAAAGGTAATTTGCGGATGGTGCGGGATATGCGAGAATCCGACGCTGGATGACCTTATGCGCTGTGATGATATCTGCCCACAGTTTGCCTCTATTCCGTCCGCCGATGTCTGCCCCTATTACATCCCGAACAAGCATGACAGGGGCGATGACAGCTTGTGCCAAAAAGCAAAATGTGAGGTCGGTGCCATGCGGTCTGTGAATGAGTGGATCAGCGTGGAAGTAGAAGAAAAGCCGATGCCCTATGATGCGGTCGATCTTGCGATCCTCGGCGCTGATGGTTACGGGAACCCTGCATATTATACGACCATCGGAACCTATGAAAACGGCGGATGGATCGCCTTTACAGGACAAATCCTGTCTACAGAAAAGGTCACTCACTGGAAACCGCGCCAAGAGCCCCCGGAGGTGTAATGATGAAGATCGAAGAACTCAATTTGTCTGTCCGCGCCTACAATGTTCTGAAGCGCGCGGGAATAAATACTGTGGAGCAGATCTGCGAGAAATCCGCGTGGGAGCTTTCCCGCCTCCGCAACATGGGCAAGACATCGCTCGAAGAGATCAGGGACAAGGTTCTTGCGGCTGGCTATGACGCTTTCGGAATGAAAGCCCCGCCGCCCTCCTACGGCGATAAACTCCGGCACAGCTCAGATGAGGAATTGGCATCCTTTATCTTCGACGTAATTGGAAATATCAATGCCTTTGACGGCGTCTGCGTTATGCCCGATGGGCAGGTCGTAACTACGGAGGAAACTCTATTGGAATGGATTAAATCTCCGTCGTGTAAGTCGGAACCGGATAATACTGGCTTGCCATATTGAAAGGAGGAAGACTGTGAAGATAAACATACTCGGCTCCGTGTGGACCATTGAGGAACGCTGTGAGGCCAATGACCCGCGTCTGGAGGGCTGCGACGGCTATACCGATTGGACGATTCGCCTGATCGCCGTCGAAAGGGAGATGCAAGGCAACCTCTCCAACATGGAGGCATATATTCGCAAGGTCAAAAGACATGAGATCGTCCACGCCTACATACTCGAGAGCGGCCTCGATGAATGCAGTTGCCCTGTGGACGCATGGGGCCAGAATGAGGAAATGATAGACTGGATTGCGCGGATGGGGCCGAAGATTTATAATACATGGGTGGAAGCCGATGCCATTCTTCCGGAAGATTACAACCCGGATGAGAAAAAGAGGCTTCCGACGTGGTTTGAGAAAGCATACAAAGAGAACAGGGACAAAGCGATTCAGAAGCTTGTGGAAGAAGTCCGCAGCAGCGTGGAGCGCCAGGCGAAGGATTGTCCTTTCTGCGGGGATCATGCCAGGGCCATGGTGACGTGGCGCGGCGCTCCTGCTGAGCTCCGCAGAATAGAACCTCTGCCGGTTCTGAATCTCACCACAGGGGAAAAAGACGATAGCGCAGACCCTCCGTATATGGCGATCGCAATAGACGGTGAAGATGGAGAAGATTACCTTGCAATTGAGTTTTGCCCGTTCTGCGGCAAAAACCTTAATCCGACAAAGAGGTAAAAAACATGACGCTCGATGTGTTGAACGCGCACCTTTACGCGGTTACCCAACTCCATAGCGCAAGAGAGTCTTTGCATTCCGTGCAGGCCAAGGTTCTCGGCGCGCAGAAGTTGGATGGAATGCCCCACGCGAACAACGCATCCCGCAACACGGAGAACCTGTCAATCCTGCTGGAAAAGCAGTTGGACAATGTTGCTCGTCTGGAACGAATCGTCAAGCGTTCCGAAGAGTCCGGCATCCGGGCATGGATAGAGGCCATACCGGATAACAGGACGATGTTGATCTTCAATCTCCGCTTTCTCTGCGGAATGGAATGGATAGACGTTGCAGCCTTCATAGGCGGGCGCAACACCGCCGAATCCGTAAAGGCGGTGTGCTATCGGTATCTACAGGTCAATGATAGCACATAGCTTTCACAGAGAGGCCATTTCCTGCCGTTGCAACGGCCTGTCGCCGTCCGGGTAATAATCATATACTCCCGAACATACCAATGCAAGAGCAGCGTCTCAGAGGCGAGCAGAAAAAATAAAAAAGCCCCTACCATCTTCGTGACCTCACGAAAATGATAGGGGCTTTTCTGTGCCTGTTTACAGGAGCTTTTTATTCAGTTCATCGGCTGTTTTCTTGTGATCTTCTGTTTTCGTAAAATTGCCGTTGAACTCATTTACCGCTGCTTCCAACCCGGTTTCCAGCTCTTCCTCCGAGATATGAATATCGTATTCAGAGGAGAGAATGCCGGTCGCGCGTTCCATCGCTTTGCGCAGTTTTTCCCGTCCGTGGATGCTCTTGTACACCTGCTCGACGTAACGCACGGTGTCATGGAAGACTGTCTTTTTGATCTCGGACGTGACATATTTTTCATAAAGCTTTTGCGCCTGAACTCCCAGCCAGCCAAAGAGTGCAATGACTGCTGCCTTGACGAGATCCAGGGCGATCTTAACCGCCTGCTCCCGAAAGGTCTGAATGACACTCTCAGCGGCGGTCGGAACGACGCTGTCAGCAAAGGCGGTGGCCATGGGTGTTGCCAGCGCGAAAATCAGCAGAAGTGCGAGAATGAGTGCAAGAATCTTTTTCATGATGAATACTCCTTTCATGCCGGGATTACCCGGTTCTCAAATTTCTTGTAGGCGTCAAGATAAAACTCCTTCTTGTCGCCATTGAAGGTCAGCTCGTAGTACATGCCGTCGTACAATGTTGAGGAAATCAGCCACTTCCAGTTCTGGAGCGCCTTCGCTTTCCACACAATGTAGACGTCGAACATTGGCTTCTCGTCGGATTTGTCAAGGTGCTCTTCGATGTACTCACGAACGATCATTAATGCCTTTTCGTCCATTGTTGATCCTTTCATGTCAGGAAATTTCTTGCGTCGTATTTGACTTTGATATGATCCATCGCTGAGTCGGCCTTCATGTTGGCGTACTCAGGATGTGCCTTGCAATAGTTCTTGTAGAGCTTGATGTCATCGTTTATCAGGCCGAAGTGTTCCTCGGAGTGCGTGATGTTATGACGCTCCTCGTCGGCAAAGCGCATAATGCGCCGTCTGGCGTCCTCGACGTCGCTGATCTCCAGCCTCGCTTCCTGTTCATCCATGCGCTTGCCGATAGCATCAATAGATTTGCGCATGCTGGTAAGCTCCTTATCGAGCGGCTGCAAAAGGGCTTTACCGATGGCGCGGAATAGCCACTTCCAGATATTCGTCCCGGCCTCTTTGAGAGGGACAAAGCCAAGCAAAAAGATCAGCACAGGGCCACCGTATTTGATGATCCAGGCATTGAATACTTCACCCATTGGACTCACCCCCTCAGCATTTCTCCATGTCGTCGGTAAAAGTCCGGAGGGCGGCAAAGAACTCCGCCGTTTTGTACCCGTCCGGTTTATCCCAATAGCCGTTGTAGGCCATCACCATCTGGATAACCAGGACAGACGGATCGGGAGGGAAGACCGGGCAGACGTCCTGCGCTGCCTCGGCGGTGTGGCCGACATTCGTGTCGGTCACAAGCTGTGCGTGCTCGGCGGCGAGAGCGTTGCTTCCGGCGAACTCGTTGAAGAACTGCTGGGCATACTGGAAGCGGGCATTGGTATTCCACACGGCGGGATTCTCGTATTTCTCACAGACAACCCGAGTGCAATCCCACAGCGAGTTTGACGATCTCAGGGTCATCAGCACGAACGGGAAATCCTGCTGAAGCTCACGAAGGCAAAACTGAACCTGCATAGCCTCGTTCCCTACGCTCACGCCCATGCTCTTGGAATAGTCCAACAGATCCGCCTTCCGGGGGCTGAAAGTCCACTGGCAGAGTCCATAGCCTACGGCATCGTTGGCGAAGTCGATCACACCGCCATCCGCTGCCTCGGTATACGCTTCGTCGGAGAGGGAGGTCATGCCTCGCTGTGCGATGTTGCTTTTCATGGTGGATTCGGCCATCATGTTACCCATGAGACCACACGCGCCCTCCTGGGTCAGCCCCGCGGCGATCAGCGCATCATAGATCGTTCTGTTGCTCATTATCATCTTCTCCTTTTGCTTTTGCTCCTGCTCTGATAATCGCCAGCGTGATAATCGCTCCTACGATAACGCCGACCAAAAAGCACTCCCACGCCGGTATGATCGCAAGGTCAGAGAGCCATTCCCATTCGTAGTACATCACTCTTCCTCCAACAGTCCTGTGAATGCTTTTTCATCGTCCTCGTCGGCGCTGAGGATATCCCGTGCTGGCAACGGGATAAGTTCGATTTCTGGCGGCACCCATTCCATCGCACATTCCTCCAAAAAAGAAGACCCGCTCATAAAAGCAGGTCTTCTTCGATTTCAATATTGTCATCCTCGCCGAAGTGTCGTCGGACAAGGACAAAATCTTCCAGGGTCTTATTGCGCAGATCCTCACAGTCACAATGGGACATGAGGCCAAGATATGAGGTGATTACGCTCTGACAGTATTCCAATGGGAGTTCCCCTGTGCTATAATGCTCCATGACAAACCGCAGATGCCGTTTCATGCTGAGCGTTGTGCTTTTCCGCAGCGTCGTTCGGCCCGGCCAGATCATACGCCCGATAAACTCAACGCCGGTTCCTACAGGAATAACGGCGGTTTTCTGGTTGAGCTGCAGCCCAAGGTTTTCCTGCATGAAATCGTCGATCTCCGCAATCGCCTCCCAGCATTCCTCTTTCCCCGGCATCAGGATCATCATATCATCCATGTATCGGATGTAGTAGGGCAGGCGCATGACACGCTTGATGTAATGATCGAGCGGAGTCAGTACCACATTGGCCGTGGTCTGAGAGATCAGGGAGCCTACCTGCATTCCGCGGCCGCAGATCCTTTCGGCGGTGGTGACGTCGGTACATGTGAGCGGCAGGCCGAAGGGACGACCGTCGCAGCGGATCGCCACGTCGAGGAACCATGCCATGCGCGGATCATCGAGCGGCCTGGTCATTTCCCGCATCTGTACCTCGATCGGGACGCGGAAAAAGAATTTTGCCACATCCAGCTTTCCGATGTACCATTGCTGCGGCTTCCCGTCCACCATCTTCATCCACCGCTGTACGGTCTCAACAGCTTTGAGCTGGCCTCGGTTCGGGATGCTGCCGTAGCTGTGCTCATACATGGATCTCTCATAGATCGTCCAGAGCACGTTATAGGCAGCGCAGTTGACCACCCGATCAGAGAACGGCAGGGCATGAATCAGGCGCACTTTCGGATAATACTCGTAAAAGGCCCGCGGCTTCCCCGGCGCGTAGGATTGCCATTGCAGACGGTTGACGTCATTGATGATGTTTTCCTCAAGGTTGGCAGAATAGGTCAGCACTTCCGGGCGATAGCGCTTGTTGCGCCTCGCCAGCAGATACCCGTCATACATGTTCTCAAAGGTAGCAAACTCCTCGAAAACATGAGAGTGCTTTTCCATTCTGCTTCTCCTCTTATCCCGGACCTAACAGACGCCGTGCAGGTTTGGACCCTGCCGGAACGTCGGCTTATCCGGGAAAATGTTTTCGGGCTAAAGGATAACCCCGGGGATAGTCCCCTTATGCCCCTGTTCTGACTGTGCGCCCATGAGCGCACAGCATGAGACAACTTGAGGCATGAGCGGAGCGGAAACCGATGTTCGCGTTCGAGTTCGAGCGATCGTTGTTGCCGTTCAGAGCGAACACGCCATAGTTGGCGCCGTTGTTCCAGTTGCCGCCGCAGTAGAAGGAGCGACGCATACGGACTATTCCCTCTGCTTTGTGGCCTGTCGATCATTGACGGTCTTGATCCATCCACCCAGCATTTTACCGATTTCGACTACCATCGCTGACCAGTTTTCGTATTTCTCTATCGGGAGAAACCTCAGCCGGAATGCGAGCCGGATATAGACGCGGAGTTTCATGATCTCTATGTCCAAATCCTGCAAGGTGGTCTTTTTGTAGTACCGCTTCTGCGCGGTGATCGCAAGCGAGAGCATTTCATCCATGCAGTGCTTGATATCCGTGCTCAGCGCGTACCGTTCAGACTTCGGAAATTGCCGCAGGGCTATATACCCATATTCCATCATATCAAGGATCTTCTGCAAAAGCAGAAATTCTTTGGGAGCACTATCCTGTTCCATGACTGTACCTCCGTCTGATACGCGCAGAAGCATACCACGTTTATTCAGAGGCGAGTTTAAAACGGAAGAAAATTTCGTATTTCGTAAGGGCAATTTTGAATTTTAAAAAATCGCCCTTACGGGCGATTTGAAATTGATGCTCCGCTATCGCGGAGCAAAACAGCACACAGAGGGTCAGTACTCAGGGAACATAATAAGCGGAGCGGAAACCGATGCCCGCGTTCGAGCTCGAGCGATCGTAGCCGCCGAACAGAGCGAACACGCCAGCGTTGGCGCCGCTGACCCAGGCGCCGCCGCAGTAGAAGGAGCGCTCGGCGGCACCGTTGTTCGCATAGAAATAGTCGCCGGAGTATGCACCGCTCGTCGCATCATACTTGAACAGACCGAGTGCCTGGAGAACGAGCTTCGCGGGATCGGCGATATTCTCGGAACAGGTCGTGTTCTCAAACGGCGCGTTTCTGCTGCTGTCGGACTGGCTGCTGATCGAGGTGTCCCACTGCCAATGGCTGCTGACATAATCGAGCTTGACGGAGTTCGCCGTGGTACCGGTACCGTCCGGGGTGAGCAGCTCACCGGTGGTCGCGTCGATCGCTTTCCACTCTGCGGAATTGGCAGCCTGATCAGCGGTGACGATGGCGGCGTTGTTATTCGCAAGGATCTGAACCTCGCCTTTGACCAGGCGCAGACCGCCGACCCATTCCCACACGTTGCCGTTCAGATCCCAGATACCGGAGGGCGTACCGTCGTGACTCCAGGACAGGGGGCCGGTACCGGTTGCGACACGTCCGATATTGTTGCCATCCATGTACGTAGGGATTGCCCGGTACACAGTCTCGCTGTGGTCTTTGCCGTAGTTGTTGTTGCCTTTCGGCTGCGTGCCGTTGGCCTTGCACCACAAGGCGAGCATGGCCCACTCAGCGCGGGTCATCAGATGCCAGCCTGCTCCTTTTGCGATGCAAGCAGAACGCGCGGCGTCGAAGGTGATAGCGGTTTTGGGGTCCTTCGCCGGCAGCGAATAAGCCCTGCCGCCGACAACGACATTCTGATACTTGCTGATCCAGATGGCATCTTTGGTGACACCGTTGACGATGAATGCCGGATGAATATCCGTAGAGCTGCCAAGGCCGAGCTGAGCATAGGTCATTTTCGGGATCTTCACCATGACGGAGGGCTTGCCCACGTCGTCATAGATCAGCTCATTGTTCGGGCAGACGCACTGAAGCGCCAGATTTGACAGATCGAAATTGTTGTTCGCCATAGCTTATTCCTCCTCAAGCGCCCACAGACTCAGGGTGACAAGATTCATGTCGAGCGGAATGGGAACGGGCGCGCTGCCCTCGCCGTCCGGCTCACCCTGCTCTTCCGGATCAGGCTGTTCCTCATACCGTCTGGCCGGGATGTCGATCTCCGCAACATACCTCCGACCGGCCACGGCGCCGATCACCAGCTCACCGTCACGGTCGGCGCAGATGTCGATATGCACGGGATCGTCCCGCTCGCGCTTCGCCAGATTGATCGTCAGATCATCGTCAAAGGTGATCTTGGTGGTTCTGGTGGTGTACGGGATCTTCGGGCCTTCGTTTTTGTTCACGATAATCATGTTATGCCATACCTCCTAAAACCTGATATTTCACGGTCACGCTGGTTGCGGAACCGGTGTGCTCGATCTTGAAGCCATTGACCAGTTTCGCGGAAATGATGATGTCGCCGACGTTGCCCGTCGCCGCGGTGACCTCATAATCCACGATATAGTTCTGGTTGGCGCGCTCGGTGACGAGGGGGACGGTGACCTGAGAATTGTTGAACGGAAACGCCTGATCGTTGGTCAGCGTCACCGTTCCGGCCTCAATCGTCGTCCTCGCCAGCAGCTTCGTGATGTTGCCCTCGGCGCTCGTCATCTTCCCCTCAAGGGTGGTGATCCTCCCGCCCTGGGACGTGACGGTGCCGGAAAGACCGTCGAACAGCTCATCCCTGTGCAGCAGCTCGTTCAGGATGAGCCGGATTGCGATTTCCTGATCTTCGTCCTCCATGCCGAGTTCCGCCACCAGCCGGGCCACTTCCTCAGCGATGTTGGCGGCAGCGACATGAGAGGCATTCCATGCGCCGGTGTGTGCAGTCGTGAAGCGATACAAAGCACCCTGATAGATGCAGTAATCACCTACGGCATAGGACGTGGATGTGCTGAAATCGGCAGCCTGCGGGGGCACCTTGTAGGTGTCAGGCAGGGAAGGGAATTTTATTGATTTCAGTCCCTTGTTTGCCATGCTTTAATCCTCCTCCGTGATTGTAATGTTGCCATCCCCATCGTCGGTGTAGGTGTAGGATTTTCCTCCACCGTGTTCATCGGTATACTTTTTGGAAAGCCCGAAGAAAATGAGGATAAGCCGTAAGACGTCAGCTTTTTTCATTGTGATCCTCCTACTGCTCAATGAAATTGCCAGACTCGTTCGCTACATAGACAGCGCCTGTGCCGACGTAGAGCATAGAGAACGGTGCGAAAGTGTCAGAGGGGGCAAGCCCTTCGATACCTTCTCCTGTGGTCGGTAGCGGATTAGGGACGCTATCCGAAAAGAGAAAAACGTCCATAATGCGCGCGCTCGTGGTCTTGTTGTAGCCGTGGATAGACGCAGAGACTAATTTCATGGTATCCTCCTTTCCTGTCATCCCATCGTGATCACGATGTTACCGTCTGAATTTGAATCAGAAAATGTGACGATATGCACATCTTCAAGATCCTGCATTTCCGGTCTGCTCTTTTCAAAATGAACGTCTCCGGACGGAGTGATGGAGGGAATGTAATAGCCGTAGCTTCCGCCTACGATTGCCTCAGCTTCAGCTATCAGTTCATTCAACTCTTTGTACTCGTTGGAGCTGGAAATGTGCTCGCCTACGCCGGACGGGCCAACATCAAGAAAGAAATACGCGGTGGAAAGAAGCTGATCCCCCTCGGTGATCTCAATGTCAGCAATCGCAAGACCTTTGACGGTAAACGCCTGATCACCGGGAATGGCAACGACGGCTCCGTCCTGGAGGGAGGCGTTGTAGATGCACCACGTTTTATCCGCCTTGACAATGCGCATCTTGTAGGTGAGGCCAGAAGAGAGGGTAACAGTTTCACCGTCCTGCTTGACGGTGATGATGAATTTGTGGGAGTTCTCATCAAACTGTTTGACCTCAATGAACTGCTTGTGCTGCCGTCCGTTGAGGTCAAGAGTGAGTCTGTGGGTGTAGATCATACAGCGATCCTCCTTTTGGAATGAAGGGGCAGATTACTCCTCTTTCGGCGCGGCATCCTCTCCGGCCTCCGCAGCCTTTTTCTTTGCCTCCTCCGCCTGCTGAATGGCAAACTGCCTGGCCTGCGCCCTGATGTTCTCGAACATCGTGACAAGGCCGACGACGCGGTCCATGCTGTCAAAGCCGCGCACGTCAAGTTCTTTCAGGGTGTTGATGACGCGCTGTACCAGTTCCTCAGAGAGTGTGATGTTCATTGTGTGCTCCTTTCTTATTTCAGACAGATATTGATGCCGCCGTCAGGCGTCATGTTCATGGAATCAAAGGCGGTGTACGCCGGGTAGCCCTCCAAAGGCAGCTCCGTTTCGTCCGTGAATACCAGCGCTGCTTCTTTTGCTTGGGCGTTTACGACATACACGTAAAGCCTCGGCGGCTCCTTGCTCGCCGTTACGACATTGCAGTCAAACTCTTTTCCTGTTGCGGTCCTGATTTTCAGCATAATATCCTCCTTTAATCAAATGTACCTTGATAAGCTACCCAGTATGATGTAACGAAATTGCCGTTTTCGTATACATATAGCAATATCTCGGTGTTGGAATAGGTTCCTGACACGGCTGCAAAATAGAAGGATTTTGCAGACCAGCCAGCGCTATAACCGTTATCGTAGCCAACATGTTCACCGTAGTAGTACGGTGCGTTGTCGTCGCCGATGTAGCCGTCATAGACATAGGGAAGTGTGATGTCTTGATAGTTCCCGTCATTGAAGTAGACTCTCAGATTGTCATAGGGAACACCGCCTCTGTAGTAGCAGTCACTTTCGACAATGGTTCGAGGGCTGGAACTGCTTGCTCCTGCGGTATATCCAGCGTCGTATGCCTTTGTCCCATCCATCTCGACAAACACAGTATCGCTTGTTCCGTCAGAAAGAGATACAGAAATGCGGCCTTTCAAATATCCGTTTGAGTACCGAAGATAGTAGTCATCCATTGTAACGGAAAAATCTGCGCTCGTGCTGTAGGACGACTGATCTACAGAGCTGATACTTACGCTCTGAACAGATTTTCTCGATGCGTCCATTTCGACATAGATCGTGTCCGTGTCCCCGTTGCTCAGAGCAACGCTTAGTCTCCCCTTGATGCAGTCTGAGGAAGAGTCATAACGGACATAGCTATAGCCAAGCGTAACATCATGGTCGGCGCTCGTGCTGTAGCTGGAGTAGGATGCAGATGAGACCGAGACCGAATTTGCGCCGGCCGCATATACTGCATCGGCGAGCACGTTACGGCCAGTAGCGACAGTCTCACTGCTGGCCGTGTACTGCGAACCGTTATAATAGGTGCCTTTGGCCCTGCCGGTAATGTCTACGCTGACATAGTGGTGGCTTCCGCTGGTCTGGTGGTCGTCGTTTGAAGACAGGCTCACAGAGTAAATTGCGGCCGTCTCAACACCAGAATTGTAACCAGCTGCAACACCATCCGAATAAACCGTATCTGCGTTGATGTCGCGGTTTATGGTGTTCGTCGCGGTGATTGAAGTCCCGTTACTTTTGGTGGCCGAAGCGGTTGGAGTGATATCGACGTTGACATAGTGGTGTCCTCCAGATGTCTTATGAGCATTCTGTGTCGACACCGACAGATAGCTTGATCCGAGGACTGAGACTGTTCCGGCACCGTAGTCCTGCCCGGCGTTATAAGCCTTCGTTCCATCAATACTGACCAGGATCGTATCGGTCGCACCGTTGCTCAACGCAACGATAATTCTTCCTCTCATTTCCCCGCTGACATAGCGCGCGTTGGTATCTGTGACTGATACACTATCATCGTAGGTAGTTGAGCTATAGGTGGTCTGAGAGACGCTGCTGAATGTGACGGAGACACTGGCTGCTCCCGCTGCATAGCCGTCAGAATACACAGTATCGGCGAGGATGTCCCTGTTGATCGTGTTTGTCGCCGTAACCGACGTGCCGTTGCTCTTCGTCGCGGAAGCTGTCGGCGTGATGTCAACATTCACGTAATGGTGGTTGCCGGATGTCTTATGTGCGTTCTTCACAGTGGTCGTCAAATAGTTCGTGCCGAGGACAGAGACCGTGCTGGCGCCGTAGTCTTGACCTGCGTTGTAGCCATCCGTATAAACAACGTCTGCGTTGACATCCCTTGCCGATGAAATAGTTTGCTCTGTTGCTGTGTAGGTCGAACCGTCTGCATTGGTGGCTTTCGCCGTGGCTTTTACGGTCGTGCGGGTGTAGTGGTGACCGCCGCTGGTGATATGCGTACCATTCGCCGTGATGGAAACGCTGTCAACCTGCGCGGTATGCGCTCCTTCGTTGTGGCCGGTGGCGCGTCCATCCGACCAGACCTGATCTGCCAGGACAAGCCTCTTGGCCGTTATCGACTGAGAGGCCGCGGTATACGTTGATCCGTCTGCCTTTGTTGCTTTTGCAACGGCGCTAATACTTACTGCCGCATAATGATGGGCTCCGGACGTTTCATGGGTATCAAGGTTCGTCAGCGACACTGAATCTACCTGTGCCGTCTGCGCTCCATTGTTCCATGCAGCCGATACGCCGTCCTTGTAATATTTCGTATCGGCTATCTTAAAAGAATGGGAAGCCCCAGTTAAATCAGCTGCTCCGATAAAGACTTTCCCGGCGTCTGCGCCTGTTCCTTCGGTAAACTCATGTGTGTGTACCGCAATGCTATAGAATGCTCCTGTACCACCAGATTTCACAAAAAGGAAATTCCCGTAAACACCACCTGCTGTGAACTGCGCGGGATATGTTGACGTGTTCTGCTGCGTAGCCGAGTTGTAGGCGTTTGCATAGCCGAGAGAAGCAACGACGCCGCTGGAAAGCTGGCCGGTAGCCTGGCCCTGCCCATTTACACCGCCCGTGACCGTGCCAGTCGTGAGTGCGCTGCCACTGAGAGACCCGCCTGTTCCGTGGACAGCATCGCTCTGGATATTCTCGGCGCTGACAGTGCCGCCGAAGCTGCCGGATGATGCGTGCAGATTGCCGTCTGCATCCACACGGAACGCTCCGCTGTTGATGTTGATGGAGCCGCCAGTAATCGACAGGTTAGAAGCGGTGACGGCGCCGGTACCGCTGACGGAAAAGGCGGTGTCACCGTTTCCGTCCTTGATGTTGATGCTACCACCGGTCAGGGATAAGTTCTTTGCTGTGACGGCACCGCTCGAAGATACAGCGAACACAGGGTTATTATTCCCGTCGTTGCCGAGCGAGATAGAGCCACCTGTCAATGTCAAATTCTTCGCGGTCACTGCGCCTGTGCTTGAGACAGAAAAATTCTGGCCGAGGGTAATTGAACCTCCGGTCATGTCGGCTGTGAGTGCGCCTGCTGCAGTAACAACGAACTTATTGGCAATATTGATCGCGCCGCCTGTAAGCGTCAGGTTTTTCGCGGTCACGGCCCCCGCGCTGGTGACGGAGAAGACCGGGTTGTGCTGTTCCGTACCATCATCACCGAGAGCGATAGATCCTCCTGTGACTGTCAGGTTTTTTGCCGTGACCGCACCGCTGCTCGTGACCGCGAAGTTTTGACCGAGTGTTATGGAGCCGCCCGTCATGTTCGCCGTCATCACGCCAGCGCTCGTGACTTTGAATGTATCGGCAATGTTGATGCTCCCGCCTGTGAGCGTGAGGTTGCTCGCCGTCACAGCGCCCGCCGCTGTCACTTTGAATACATCGTTGATATTGATGCTGCCGCCGTTCAGGTTCAGACTCTTTGCTGTGACCACGCCTCCGGACGTAACTTGGAATATCGGGTTGTCGTTTGCGTCTTTTCCGAGAGAGATCGACCCTCCTGTCAAGGTGAGGTTCTTAGCGGTAACTGCGCCTGAACTCGTTACTGCGAAGTTCTGGCCCAAGGTGATCGAACCGCCCGACATGTCTGCCGTAAGATAGCCGGAGGACGTAACCTTGAATCTGTCAGCGATGTTTATGGAGCCGCCTGTTAAAGTGAGATTCTTCGCAGTGACCGCACCGGAACTCGTCACGCTGAAAACAGGATTACCATTCCCATCGTCGCCGAGTGATATTGAACCACCCGTGAGCGTGAGATTCTTGGCTGTGACAGCGCCGGAACTGGTGACGGCGAAATTCTGTCCGAGAGTGATCGAGCCGCCTGTCATATTGGCGGTAAGCACACCGGAAGCGGAAACCTTGAACGTGTCCGCTATGTTGATCGAACCGCCCGTCAACGTCAGGTTTTTGGCCGTCACAGCACCGGCGTTCGTGACTTTGAACACAGGATTCCCCTGACCGTCATCCCCCAACTGGATCGTCCCACCATTGAGATTGAGGCTCTTAGCGGTGACGATACCACCGGATGTTACTTGAAACACAGGGTTATTATTCGCGTCCTTGCCGAGCGTGATACTGCCGCCCGTAAAGTCGGCAGTCAGGTAGCCGGTGCTGGAGACCTTAAAGCGATCTCCTATATTGATGCTCCCACCTGTCAGGGTGAGATTCTTTGCGGTAACCGCTCCTGATGATGTAACCTTAAATACCGGATTCCCTGATCCGTCATCACCGAGGGAAATGCTGCCGCCAGTAAGCGCCAGATCCTTTGCCGTTACGGAGCCGCTTGCCGTGACCTTGAATTTCCCTGCGCCGAGGGCAATACCATCAGTGCCGACATAGACGCCGTTATGCGTGGTGTCAGACAGGCTCTCCATGCCGTTTGCGATAGCTCTGGAAGAAATAGAGAATCCGTTGACGGAGTTCCCGATATAGCCGCTGCTCGCCCTGATCTCGCCCGTAAAGGTTCCGCTGCCAACGACAGAAAGGCCATTCTGGTTGATACTCATGACCTCTACGTTGTTTGCATACCATTTATGGGCCGTTTCGGTCAGAGTCCAGCCAAAAGATGTGCTCTGCCCGCCTGTCTTGCTGACTTTGGCTGTGATCTTTTCATCCTGAACCTCAAACTCAGCTTTGACGGCTTCCTTCTGCTCGTCAATTTCTTCCTGGAGCTGCTGAGCAACGGTGTGGATCGTTTCCTGGATGGTGTCGGGAACGCAGGAAAGCGTGACGTTGTTTTCCTGCGGCTCGTCAGGCCATTCGTCGTATTCGACGATCTGGTGATTGATGGCGATCTTACGCTCAGAGTCAAGCAGGGCGATCACCTTGTGCATGGAAAAATCAAGGAATCTGTACCGCTCATCCCTCTTGGCAAGGTCATCAATACGACACTCATAAGAACGTGCCGGCTGCGAGAGCGCGGCGAGTTTAATCACCGCGTCGTCATATAGATTGTCCGGGATGGTATAGCGTTCATCTTTCCAGTAGGCGACCACAATCTTGTCGGAATAGGTGTTGTCCTCAACATATTCCAATCCGTACCGCTGCCCGTCGACGATGGCCTCTTCCATCGTCAATCCGTTTTTCCCGTAGGCATAGAGCCTCGTTGCAAAATCAACGCTCTGCCCTTTGAAGGATAGCTTGCGGAGGTTCAGATCGGACGTGACATATTCGCCGGAAGGATTCGCAAGGTCAGGCTTGACGACGACAAGGCGCTTTTCAAGGATATGCCAGATAAACTTGACATCGTAGACGTCGGGACACGCCATGACCACATCATAGTCGGTGCAGTAATCAAACGTGATGGATCGCCGGATCGTGGACACATCGGCGCCCTGGACCGTCCAGCCGGAGGGCAGATGCGCCGCGAGGACTTCAGCAAGCGTTTTGGTCCTGCTTGCAAAATTCTTATGGAACTGCTGCTTGAGGAAATCAAAATTCAGCTTGCAGTCGATCTTGTCATCGTCAATCTTCTTGATGAGGTATTCGTTTTCATAGGTACGGATAACCGCCTCTTCCCGGATCAATGAGTACTCGGGAAGAGCGGTATTGAGGATAAAGGAACAGATATCGTTTCCGTCCTGCTTATGGGTGATGTGGAATCGCTCATAATTGGAAATCGGATGCAGCACACCCGAAGTATCAATTATCTGGATCATGCTGCACCGCCTTTACACATAGATCGGGTAGTAGCTGATCTCCGCCGTGCAACCGGAGATCGTGATCGTATTGTCGCCGGGGGAGAACTTCGGCCACTCTGTCATGTCAGTGTTGCCGAAAACATTGTTGCCGGAGGCGTCCAGTACGGTCGTATAAACGCCGTCGATTATCACCACGGAGGAACTGTTCACGGTGATACCGTTGAAAGACATGGAGCTGACTCCGCTCTGAGGCGTCAGTTTTACAATGGCCGGCGTTTTCATGTTCCCGGAGACTGCCAGTTTCCCAGAACTGGAAAACTGCTGCGTCATAAGCTCCTCATGGCGCAGGCCGTGGAGTCGGAAAGTAACCTGGTCTATCCACGGGGCCACTCTATTTTGCGCCGTCGCGCTGTCATAGACACACCAGTAATGAAAACCATCCGGCAGCTCAATATCAGCATTTTCCATTATGGCAGCCGTGAATGAGGAAATAGACCGTGCGATTTCCCTTGCATCGTCTCCGTCAAAGTCAAGCGTGAGCGTTACCTCTCTCAGCCCGATCTTAGGGGTCAGCTTCACGGGAAACGGTTTTGCAACAGGGGTAATGTAGCCGTCAGAGTATGCCACAGCGCCGATCGAATAATCAAGCAGCTTTGCCCCGTACATATCGAGCGAAGTTCCATTTATACGAGTCTCTATCTCTCTTCCGGTCACTACTTATCCCTCCAATCCAGTTCTTTTTCAATGTACGGCGTCATTTGACGGGCAAACACTTTGCCGTCAACGCTGTTCTCGACGAGGACGTACTTGGGCTTGTTCTCATCAGCGCTGCCGTTGGCATTTGTGCCGCCGCCTTTGCCATCTCCCCCATAGGCGCCTCCGCCGCTGATTGCTTTACCGGTTGAGCGCCTGGATTCCTGAACGACGCCCTTGGCCGTGGTCAAGAGTGATTCATAGTCGGTGGAATCGAGATCAAAGGAATCTTTCGGCGAGAAATCGACTTTTGCTATTTCGTCGGCGGCGTTCTGCGCAGCGTCAACCGCTTCGTCAGTCTCGTTGATGATGCCCTCCGCGAGACCAAGCATAAGATTCTTGCCTATGGTGTCTCTAAAGAGTTTCGACGGGCTTGCGATACCGAAGAAGTTCTTCAGGCCATCAACGATAGACCGCCCTACTTCGCAGGCTCTTTCAACAACATAGCCGAGGGCGTTTCCTATGCCGTCTGCCATACCGGCTATCAGATCGTAGCCAGCGTCCATGATTTCGCCGCCAAAACTGGCAATCTCTCCGATTATTGCGGAGATTATTTCCGGGATGACCGCGACGATCTCCAGAATAATATTCGGAAGATTGGTAACGAGGCTGGTAAGAAGCTCCTGGCCGGATTCAGCGATAGTCCCGAAATTTTCACTTATCGCATCGACAATCCCGGCGATGATCTCCGGAATGGATGTGATGATGGTGAAGATAATCTCGGGGAGATTCGTGATCAGCGCGGTCAAAAGCTGGACGCCCGCCTGGATGATAAGAGGAATGTTGTCCAGGATGGCATCGACAAGCGAGGCTGTGATCTGGGGGATTGCTGTAATAACGGCAGAAATGATTTGCGGGAGGTCTGATACAATGCTCGTGAGAAGCTCAATTCCGCAAGAGATAATCTCAGGAATCAGGCCCGTGAGAGTATCGACGATCGCGGTGATAATTTCCGGAAGAACGCGGACTATCTCGTTAATGATCTCCGGCAGAGATGACACCAGCGAAGTAAACAGTTGTACGCCTGCGCTTATGATTGTCTGGCTCATGCCGAGCAAGGCGCCGGTGATGCCGCTGATCAGCTCCGGGAGCTTGCTCACAATGACCCTGACGATCTCCGGAATGTTCTGAACGAGAGACGTGAAGAGCTTTACGCCTGCATCAACGAGTTTCGGGAACAGCAGAGAGAGCTCTGTGGTGATCGTTTCGATCAACTCAGGGAGCTTGTCGATAATGCTACCGATCAGGCCGGGAAGACTATCTGCAACTTTGATGATGATGGAGGTCGCGGCTTCCACGAACATCCCGTAACCCTCAATGATGGACTTGGTGATAGACGGCAGCCAGTCCATGATTTGATCGAGGATTATTGGCAGATTGGTAACTATGCCCTCTGCGAGTGCCTTGATAAGCTCAACTGTTGCCTGGATAAGATCGGGAAGCCAGTTGCCGACGATCTCAACAAGGTTTGTGGCCCATGAGGTTATAGTCTCGAAGATGACCGGGGCTTGTTCCGTGAGGGAAGCGGCAAGATCTGTGATGATCCTTGCCCCGGCTTCAAGGAAATCATTCGAGATAGTGAGGATGCCATCGAGAAGAATAACGCCCAGCTCGGCCACTATGCCGGAAATCTCCGGGGAGGCCTGACTTATTCCCTCAATGAAGGATCTGACAAGATCGACTGCGCCCTGCATGAGCGCGGGAAGGTATTCAGCAACCTTTGTGACGGCTTCAGCAAGGACGTTTCCGACCGCACCGGCAAGCCCGCTGAGTCCACCTTCCTCAACGGCGGTGTGAAGCTCGTCTAAAAGGTGAGTCCCTTCCTGGACGAAATCCCGGAGAGGGTTTTGCATATTCTCATAGATCGCAATGCCAAAGCCCTCTGTCGCGGATTTGAGGATTGTGAGATCGCCTTTCAGATTGTCCAGCTTTGTATCTGCCATCTGCTGGGCTGCCCCGGTGCAATCTGTCAGATTGTCCCGCATGGCAATAAGCTCTTCTATGGTGTTGCCAGCGATAGAGTTATATGCTTTTAAGCCGGCCGTTGTAAAAATCTGCGCGGTATAGGCCGACTTTTCTTCCTCTGTCATGCCCGAGAGCGCCTGTTCCAGATCGCCAATCACGTCGATCATATCACGCTGGTTGCCGCTGGAATCATAAGCGGAAACGCCGAGTTCGGCGAGAGCCTTTTGCGCGTTCTCGGTCGGCGCATAGAGGTCAGACATGGCGCGGCCGAGATAGGTGCCGGCGACAGATCCCTGATACCCCTTTTCAGCGAGGGCCAGGAGCAGAGTGCCGGTCGTGTCGATGCTCTGGTTATAAGCACCGGCGACAGAGGCGGCGTTCGTCATGGCATCGCCGAATTGCGCGGTGGAAGTGTTCGCCAAGGTAGCGCCTTTTGCATAGAGATCAGCCAGACGGGCCGAGTCCTCCATGCTCAGGTTTGCTTCTCTGGAAGAACTGGAAAAGGCTTTGATCGTGGTGGTCAGATATCCAGCTGCATCGGACATCTGCATCTCGCCGGCAGCAGCAAGGTTGAGGACGGAGCCAATGCTTGCAAGCTGCTCCTCCATCGTCAAACCGGACTGCGCGAGGATATTGAATCCTTCGGCTGCCTGCGAAGCGGAAAAGGCCGTAGTCGCGCCGAGCTCCTTTGCCTTATCGGAAATGGCACCGATTTGATCCACGGTTGTACCCATGGTAGCGGCCACATTGGACATGGCAGCTTCAAAATCGGAACCGACAGAAACAGCATAGGTGCCAAGCGCGGCCAGCCCGGCAGTAGCCGTCTTGAGGGCTCCCGTAGCAAGCCCGGAGAGATCCCTTATAACACCAGAGGGATCGAGCTTTGTATCGAATATGACGGAACCGTCAGCCATACAATCACTTCCTTCGTGTATGGAAAATTGGTGATTGCACGGCTCATAGGCTCAATGTGCAAAAATCGCCCCGGCGCGAGGCTCAGGGCGATTTGGTGTTCTCCGGGAATACCTGTTTCCCAGAGACAATAATGAGTTGAAATTCTTTACCGCAGCCTCGTGTGCATTTGCTGTATAAGCCCCTGCATTCGGCGTTTTCACCGTAGAGTCCTGTGGTCTTGGAGCCGCAATACGGGCAGCGCACCCATTCACGGCGCGTGATGGGATAACTCATTTTGTGAAGCCTCCGCAAAAGGCAGCGCCCGCCATTGCTACCTTTTCCTCGGTTGTGAGGTTCTGAGGGAGCGCATAGATGTTTTGAAGTCTCTGGATGCGGGCGCGCTCTCTATTGTTTTTGATCTGAGTGGCGTCTGTTGCGCGATACCCCATGATCTCGACGATCTTCTGCGTGGATGGCAGGCTCTTGAATAAGGCTTGAAATTTCCACCAGTGAAGATACTCGACGTCCTGAAGATCAATCCCGTACTGTGAGAGGAAAGCACCGTAAATATAGGGCGCATCAAATTCATAGTCGTAGATCAGTTTCTCCTTGATGTCGATTTGGCCATTCCTCTTCTTCTTTGGCGCTGACTTCTTTACCTCTGGCGGTTTGCCGCAACTATAGAGATAAATAATGCCCTTAAAAGCGGCCTCGACATCCTGGGGCATATCCTGCGTATAGATCATCTGCAGAATCCGTTTCACCCGGTCTTCCGCATTCTGGCAGGAATCAAGTATCTGCTTTTCAACTGCGATCATCGTGCGGAAATCTGTCTCCGCAAAAAACTCCCTGCCCCTGATCGTGACAGTTCTGGGCAGGGAGCCGGTCAGCAGATTGTGCATAGCACCTTAGTGGTGGCGCTTCTTCTGCTGGTTGGGTTTCGGCGCAGGAGGATTGAATTTCTGGACGGGCTGCGGCTGAGCGGTCTTTCTCGGGGAGAGATCACGCAGGGCATTGCGAGTGTCCAGAATGCTATCACGCTGCGCAGCTATGAAACGGAGGAAATCTATATAGGCGTTATAGCAGGTCGTGATATTGTCCTTCGTGCCGCATACCTTTTCGCCAGCGCCAGCACCGAGGATATCATCAAAGAAATCCTTCAGATACTTGCACTGAGCACGGTAGATCACAGAAATGGTACCGTCCTTCGGGAGAGACTTTTCCGTTTCCCCCATTTTCTTGATCGCGGCCTCGTACTTCTCCGCCTCGTCCGCGTCGGCGATGTCATAGACAAAGCTATGACCATTATAGTTGAAAGTGATAAGTTCGTCGTGGCTCATTGGCTCATAGACTCCTTTCAATTATGGGGGCATCAGGCAGACGCCGGGGTGAATTGCTTGGTCGAGGTGTTGAAGGTCCCGTCGATGAAGTCACCCGCAGCCTTCATGGTGCCGGTATAGACCAGCGCATCGGTGCCGTCCGCTTTCTGATTCGGAACGATGGAATAGGGGCGCTTTCTCGCAGCGCAGGCCAAACCCGTGGGATCGCTCCACAGGTCAACGGAGACGATGTT